TTAAAAGATTCGTTCATGGATTTCATATGTCTATTAACTGTAACTCTATCAAACCAATCACCTGTCTCTTCAAGTGTTACTTTGTTTGCGTTTTCAACAATACCTTTTATTGCACTGTAAGTTTCCATAAGGTCACCGTTTCTGTAAATTGCTTCACCGAACTTTTTATATGCTGATACTGCTTCAAGAAATGCTTTCTTTTCTTCAGAAGTCATTTTTTGTTCTTTTTCTTCTTCACCGATATTCAATCTTCTATAAGATTTACTTGACTCGTTTAATAAGTTTTTTAATTTCATAATTAATCCCTATCTAAAAACACTCACAATATCCACCAACTTCACAGATGATGTCTCTCATGATGTTTTGTGCTTTATTATATCTATAAGTATCTTGTTTTTTGCTAATCCCTTCATTTATTACACCTTCATTCCTTGGTGACATAAATGCTCCATGTGTTGATGGGTTGGATACAAAGTCCCAACAAATCAATTCAAAGTCTTGTTCTACTGCAACTGTACCATCTTCACTGATTTGTTTTACGGAACCCATTCCTCTTGATGAAATACCAACCGTACACTTCGCGTTGATTATTTCTTGTAATATTTTTCCTGTTGGGGTGTTAAGGATTTCTACTGTACCCATAACGTCATCACCCTTCCAATACACATCTCTTACAATGTGTGATGTATTCTTTAATTCAACAACTGATGATTCGGGGTGGTCAAGTTCACCATATGCTCTATTCTCTTTTACTTCTCTACCCATGTACTTGGTAACTTCTCTTTTTAGAATATCTTTTGGATATACTCTACCATTTTGGTTTTTAGCGTTTGCTCTTTGTAAAACACCTTTTACCATAAATCTACCATACTTGTCCTTAGACTCTTTTAACATAGTAGGAGTTACTTCAAATAACATTGTATCAATTAGTAGTTGTTTCATTTAGCTTTCCCATTGTTTTTTCTTACGATATAAATCAAAGAATACTCTTGCTAATTCGTGTCGAATTAGTTTTCTTATCTGTTGGATATCACTTACTTCCAACTCCTCTTTCAAGGTCATCTTTTTATTTTCATTACATCCACAAGACATATTACGAACTCAATTCTCTTAACTGACGTGCTACTTTTAACATTCTTTCAGAAATCTTTCCAAATCTTCTTGTTGTAGATTTCCAATACTTTTCGTTAGTCACACCCATCTCTGTTTTTAACTTTGTGTTTTGTCCTACAATCTTAGTAATCTCCCACATCAACCTGTTAATCTCTTTGATTGAGTTGTTTACCTTTTGATGAGCCTTCATTGATTCATCTTTTTTGTAGTCACGGTAACTTGCTTCAATCAAACTTTCTAATTTCTTTTCTAATTTATCTTCAACAGATTCCATCTTCCTAATGTTCTTGTTTGATTTAGCTGTTTTTTTATATCCTAATACTTCAATATGTTCATCGTCCATATCGTCTTCAGACTTTGCGAATGCGTATGGAGTCTTTGGTGGACCTGCTCCACCATCTAAATTACCTGTAACGTTTGCTTCGTCCTGAGTTTCTTCTTCCTCTTCCTCTTGTCCAAGTAGAACGGTTTTCTTTTCTTCTAACTCGTTAAATTTATTATCGAGTTGTTCAAGTAAAAATTTAGACATTACTTTCTCCTTAACTCTTGAAGTAATTGATGATATCTTAACAACGCAAGAATTTGGTTTTCATTAATTACTTTATGTTTAGTAAGTTCACTAATTAAGTTAACAGTTTCAGTTAATTTTATTTTAGTAACCTTATCTGTGATTTTAATTGACTTTAGTTCTCTTCTAAGTTTTGCTACTTCTGAAACTACAAACTTTCTTAGTGTATCTGAATTATCAATATTATTGATATAGTTTTTCAAAATAAGTTTTTGTGATTCACTTAAACCTGAATATTTAGAATTAAATGAATCTACTAAAAATTTGTATGCTAATAGTCTAACCTCTTTTGGTTGTTTAGAATATTCTTCACTTACTCTTTGTTCTTTAATTACAACCTTGTCTGTAGTTATTGCTTCGAATATAGTATTCTTACATTCTACATATTCTTTTGGAGATGTTGACTCAACATTTTCAAACAGTTTGTATGCTGATGCCATCTCACGATAATTACTAACTCTATATTTAAAAAAGTCTTCTATAATATAAGAATCTTTTATAGACTTAATTAAGTTATACTTTTCTCTTCTAAGTACACCTTCATTTAACTTTGCTCTTTCTTTTAATATAATATTTAAGAATTCTGACGCTTTATATTCAGAATCAAAGTTTTCTTTTGTAAGTGATTGATATAACTTAAGTTCTCTTGCTAATTGAGAACCTTTTCTAAAGTGGTTTTGTATAATCTTGGTTGCATAGCAAGTATTATCCGATAAAGTGTCGGAAGCGATTTGTCTGACTAATAGTTCAAACAAAATCCCTGTATTCTTGAATTTACTATGTTTTAATTTTCCCATTTTTTTACCTTAATTACTAACAACTACAATATAAATATCTAAAAATAATCTAAATCGTGTCATCTATTAAATTCTTCTCGTCTAACATACCACCCTCGTCATTAGTTTGGGTGTCGTCTTTCAAAGATTCTAAGATAACTTTTTTAGATTTTCTCTTTAGTTTTGAAAGAGATGCGTCCATTCTTTGTTTCTCTTCATACGCGAGAGGAGACATCTTATGCTTACTATATGTATTGGTTGCAGATGGTCTATTTGACTTGTTTCCAAGTGGGTCTCTTCCAAATGGGTCATCATCAGTTTTATATGTACCTGAATGTTTTGGTCTACCCGCTCCTTCGAATCCACCCTCAGGTGCTCCACCTTTATTTTCACCGACTTCACCTTCACCTTCACCGTCACCATTTTGTTGTATCATAGCAAGGTCGTGTGGTGTTCCAAATGACTCACCTGACTTAACAGGGTCATTACCTTCGGTTTCTATTTGTTCATGTCTAAATCCTAACTTAATATCTCTAATAACTTTCGCTTGTTCAGTCTTCCACTCATCGTCAGACATATTAAATATATTTTTATACATCCATTCTTGAGAAACCATTTTTAAGTCTTTCATATCACTAACAAGTGATACTTTTTCAGACCAAAGATTTGCTTTCTCTTGTTCGTATATAATAGATGGATTTGTAAGTTCTAATTCAAAGTTAACTAAGTCTGCGTTTTCATATCCTTGTGAGTACAAGTGAACGATTGCGATTTTAGTTAATTCTGAAAGAATAATTTTCTGTAATCTTTCAACAGTTCTTGCGAATCTGATATCCTCTTGAGCAAGAGTTGCTTTACCTTCAACACCTTCTTCGTATCCAATAAATGCTTTTGGAACTTTAAGTGCTGCCATCATTCTGTTTCTTAGATATTCGATATCATCAATACCACCAAACTCCATTCCTTGTAAAGAATCAATCTCAGTACCACTTTGACCACCTCTTACAGGTAAGTAATAATCTTCTAACATATTCATAAGATTAAACTTAAGATTGTAGTCACCTGTATTTTGGTCAAGGTAAGGAACTTTCTTCATTTGGTCAATAATACTTCTCATGTGATTATCAACTTCACTTGGTGGAATATTACCTACATCAATTTTAAAGATTCTCTTTTCAGGTGCTCTCATGATTCTGTGAATCATCATTGCGTCTTCCATAAGAGTTAACTGTTTCCAAGTCTTTCTTGCACCTTCTAATAATGAACGACCATATGGTAGGAAGTTTGTATCTGCCATAAGTCTAAAATGTGCTATTTGATAAAATTCAAAATAGTCATCGGGTCTACTAGCTGCTACACCATGTGCGGCTCCCGCTGCACCTAACTTAAATCTTACTTCATATGGATTCTCAGGATTGAATCCTTCTTCTCTCTCAATCTCATATGCCGACATTGGTGAAGCATTAACAATACCAACACCTTCTTCTATATCTAAATGTAAAAAGTAATCACCGTACTTGTTCATACCTCTAATCCAAGACCAAAGGTTAAATTCGATGTTTAATACATCATAGAAAAGGTTTTGTAATATTTTCTTTATATTCTCGTCATTACTCTTAATTCTTAGAACATCACCCATGTCATTCTTTAGGGTACATTCATCTGAGTAAATATCTAATACAGATGCGATGATTGAATCTTTATCCATCGCTTCATAATCTGTATATAATTCTAATTTATTTGAATGGTAGTTAAATTGATTGTTATAGGTTTCCCAATGTTTTCTTGTGGTATGTAACCTACCAAATCTATCGTAATATGAGGACCCTCTAAGGTTACCTTGAGATTGTAATCTCTGAGTATCAATAGTCTGAGTTCTACCCTTACCAATTCTACGAACTACAACTTGAGTGTTGAATAGTTTCTTTAATCTACCAAATAATGATTTATCTGCCATAATTATGTTTTCTAATTATATTGTATACGTCTACAAACTATAAATATACAAAAAAAATAGTTTATATCCAAATTTATAGTAACCAAGTTAAATC